AAAAGAGTAATTGGTGGTGGAACCATTACCCGTATACGAATTTTCTGTAACAGCCATATTAATTAGTTGTTATTGTATTGTAAAAGTCTTTGTGTTTCTAAGTTTTTCTTTTGTATTTCTGCAGCACCTTCAACATTACCATACTGCATATTTCTATCAACCATTTGTTGATCTATTATATCACCTGCACCAATCTCAATTTGTGATTCAGCTATTTTTTGAGCAGTTTTAAGTACTCGTTCTACTTCCTTATAAACTGGTAGTAGATGTAATTTTAATTGAATCTTGTCATTGTTTAAATCAGTACCTTTATGTCTATGAGCTCGAAGTGCATCTAGTGATTGGATATAGTCCTTATTCATCATGATAGGAACTATTTGTCTCCAGACTTCTTGTTGACCTATAAGTTTATTAATAATCTCTCTTTCATTAGTTGAGTATTCATAAGATCCTGTACTATCCATATTTAATTTAGATAATCCAGCAAAGTTTAAATCTCTTTGTAACCATTTAATTACATCTTTAGCAAAAACTTTCTTGCCATTGTGCATTTCAAATAAGTCTTCTGGATAATCAGCACTAACTTTAATAGGACTAATAGCATTAAAAACTTTCATCCATGGATTATTAACATCGTTTAAAGGTAATCCAGTCCAAATATCTATTTGATTAGGTAAAGTATTTTTTAAACCGGGGATCTTATTCATAACATATTCATGAATTTCACCAGATAAATCTTTTTGTGCAGAATCAATAGCGTTTGCAAGTACACCTAAAGCACTAGATTGAGGAATCATAGTCCTTGTTACTTGTGCACCAAATCTTTGGAATCCAGCTAAGTCACCATTTATTATAGCTACAAAAGGTTCAAAACTCATTAAAGGTGTTTCACCAAGAAAACTAGCTGATAAAGACCACATAAGTTTATTCTGCCAATTCTCTAGCATAGGCTCATTTAAATCTCTTGCATAATAAGCCATATCACCTAAGATACTTAATACTTGTCTAACACCCGGCATCCAACTATAATCAATCCAGATATCATTATCTTCACCGGGAACAGGGAATCTAATAGTATATGGTCTATAACCAAATTGGTCTCTTTCCTTCATTCGTCTTCCAGCTTGATAATGACCATTACCACGAATATTACCAGCCATAGCATAACCAAACAATGAAGTTACCATCATACCACTAAACATCAAACGACCTGTATATTCAGCTCGTAAGTCTTCCCATAGGATTCTAGCATTTGGTGTAGTAGCCATGTTAATACCATGATCAGCTAAAGCTCTAGCAATTTGATCATCTGTTCTAGCATAGATAGTTTTAGAATATTTACTGAACCCCGGAATCAGAGTGAGAGGAGTCCATGAAGATGCGAGTTTAGCTGCGTTACTTTGAGTACGTGGGAACATAAACTGAAACTTAGTAACAGGATATGCTGTAGTTGCTTGGTTAAGCCAATTTGCTAATCCATCATCTAAGTTAAGTTGAATCTCACCAGCTAATGCTTTAAGAACTGGGTCTTTAGGAAGTCCGTTACCATCAAACATCTGTTTATATATTTCTGTTTCCGCTACTTTTATTCTAGACATATCAGCGAAACCAAATTCATAAAAGACGTCGTTATAAGCTCTAGCTCTAGTAAGATACGTAGCAAGCATAGTTGTAGTATAAGCGTCAGGGAAAACTAGAGCAGTCATACCATAACGTAATCCGGGAATAGCAGCTATTTCATTAAGACCTATAGCGATGTCAATCTGTTTTAACATCCCCCAGTTACCATCTTTCTCATAAACCTTTCTCATCTCATCGAGAATCATTCGAGATTTACTAGCTTTTAACTGGAAGTCTTTACGATATACTTTCATCGCACTCTTCGGATCTTTATGAGCTTTCTTCATCATCTTCCAAGCATCAGTTAATGCTCTTCTATTAGTTTCTTGAAAGCCACCATAATAGTAGAGTGTTCTTTGTAATCCATCTGTACTACGATCAACAACACCCCAGAATCCATGTCCTAAGAAAGCATCAATAGGTTTCATCATTAACTGATAAGTGTTACCTATAGTAGCACCTATAGGAGATAGACCAGAGAGTATATTATTCATCTGTACACCCCAAAGTCCCCTAGCAAATAGGTTCATTTCTTTAGGGTTAGGGCTTCTGATAGCTCCCCAAGGAGTTACCTGTTGTTCAGTCCATTTATAAAGCTTTGCGAGACTATCTACGTCTCCATCAGTATGTGCAAACGCATCAACCAAAGGTCTTATTGCTTCTGGTTGTGTCTTTTTTAAAGCTTTAAGAGTTTGAATAAACTTTTTATTTTTAGCATTTATAGAGCTACTTGCATCTGTAAACCCTTTTGTGATCTCGTTAACAACATTATCAAATTCATCAGGAGGTACGTTATCCCACCATTTTTTATTAATTAACTGCCAACCTGAGACATATTTATTAAGAGCATACTCATTCATTAAGAATAACATCTTATCTAAGAGTAAGTTCATAGCTCGTTCATCATCAATAAACGGAGCCATTTCAGTCATGGCTCTAGCTAGAGTTGAAGACTCTCTTCCTAACGTGTCCATAACCCTCGCAGAGGCTTCTGTAACCTCTCTTCCAAGGAATCTATCAGTAAGGTCTCTTAGAGCGAATGCAGCGGCTCTCGCTTGCTCTTCGTTAATTGTTGTAACTTTAAATCTACCTAATAGTAAGTTCTTAACATCTCTATTAGTCAGAAATAGAGATTTAACGTCTTCTATAGTATCAGCAGATATGATATCTTTATAGATAGCCCATGCAGCAGCATTCATTTGATCACCACTATATCTGAATCCATCTACTATAGCATCAAAATCTCCAGTCATTCTAGCAGATTCAGCCATACCCATAACGACATCACGTGATTCGTTACCTACCATTAGACCTTTCTTAGCCATCGAGGATGTGATAAGAGGTGCAGGATCTCCAACAGAGTTACCTGATTTAATAGCTGTAGTATCAGCCATATTACGAGCTATATTACCGGGAGGTGTTACTTGTTTAGCAGTTGTGCTAGGATCAAATAATTCAGGAGCTAGTTCAGGATCAATTCCTAATCCTAAATCTAATTCTAACTGATCAGGATTTTCAGCTTTAAGTATTTTAGTATCATTTATTTCTTTAGCTGCAGAAACATCTGATCTACGGATAGCATCATCAAAACTATTTACTATACCTAATTCATCTTCAAGCTGTAATAATTCATTAATAAGAATATTCTCATCTTGTTTACTTAATGTCTTAGTTTGTAATAGTTCTTGAATTTCACTAACTCTGTCTAACTCATACTCATTTGCATACTCAAATAGTTCACCTTGTCTATATTTAACAGCTGTATCATCTTTAGGTATAAACCAATCTAACTGTTTAACCTTAGTTCCACTTGTAGCAGCTCTCTTCATGTCTACAAAAGAACCTAAAGCTACCCCAATCCAAGATAAGGCTGCGGATTCCCACATATTCTTTTGTTTTCTTACAGCAGGACTATCTCCATCGTGTGTCTTCCAAGCTTCTGGTAAAGGTACAAAACCTTGTTGACCGAATATACCGGGAAGCAAGTCGGATACAACTCTAGCTGCATTATGTTCTTCACTTGTATCGCTGATACCGGCTATAATCTGTGACTCTACTGTCCAAGCACCTAAACGTGTTAAGTGCCTAGCTAGCCATGGCATATTCTGTATGCCAGCTTTAGTAAGTAAAGCACTTGTTCCGTATCCAGTATAAAGAGAAGGTATAACAACTGAAGATATTTCACGTATTGTTTGATGTGTAGGGCTATCTAACTTAGTATTAGCATCCCACCAGTTATCAAGTTTATTTCCACCGGGGAATAGACCTACAAAATCCATAGCAAAATCTGCTACTCCTAATCCGGGAGCCATTAAACCTTGAAACATGTTATCTATATGTTCTGCAGTTCCTTTTAAATCTGCAGTATAACCATACATGGTTGTCTTAGGTTTTTTAGACTCATAATCTTCATAAGACATGCCATAATATTTCTGATACCAATCTTCTCTTAACTTATTACGTTCCTCTTGATGTTCAGGAGCTACTCGTCCCCATTTTAATCCAAGATTCCACCAGTTATTATACTCTTCAGTCATCATCTGCTCATTTTCTCTGAGAGATAAATCTACAGAACTATTACCTATTTTACTTTTAAAAGGTGGTGCATAAGTATTTTGAATAACTTCGGGGGTAATTTCTTCAGTAACTTCTTCAACAGGAACGTCAACGTTAGGAGTGAGATCCTGACCCATAGAATTATCTAGGGCTAGCATATCATCTTCCATTTATTTAACTCCTTGTAATATGTTGTTTCTAAATAAATCTTCTACATTTATACCAGACTGTTTAAGTTGATATATTAAAAGACTTGAGAAATTATTTCTATCCCCCTTACATGATGTACCAGTTAATGTAGTACAGAGAGTTGCTAAGTCCATTGGAAAAACAACTCCTTCAAATTGATCATTTATACCACGTTTTCCATCTTTATCATCTGGAGTTTTCCAAACTGTATCTCCATTTCTGTAGACGCTATCAAGTACAATATCCATAATATTTTTAGTGGACATCTCAGGATAATACTTTTTAGTCTCTTTAATAAACTCTGCTAAATTAGGTAACGATTCTAAATCTTTAAAATCTATTTTACCACGTTGAATTTGATCAAGTAAGAATAAAGCATTACTTTCACTTATTAGTCTACCTAAATTTTTATCTACTAAACCTCTGACTCTAGAATTTCGTTGTACTTTAGGATCTTCAGTTAATGCAAACTCAAAGATTTCTGAATCTTTTAATGGTTCTTCAGGCATCTTAAAAATATCAACACCTTCAGCCATATCAAAATTTTCATAAAAATCAGTAGGTATTTCTAAGTCACCTTCTTCAAAAGTATATGGTTCTGTAAATCCTTGTATCTGTCCTTCTTTAAAATCAAAAGGAGAACTTACACTATTCTGGATCTCTTCAGTTGTTACTGGAGCTGCATACCATCCATCGTTTTGATTCGTTCCATTTATTTCAGAAGTTATATCTTTAAGTTTTGTTGGATAAGGTTCACCACCATGAACATCAAGAATTTTAAAATTATACTTTACATTCTCTCTAGCATCTTTATTAGGAGTAGCTGCAAATAATCCTTCATTATTTGTTACACCTAACTTTACCTCTTCTTTAAGTTGAGTTTGAGTCTGAGTAAATCTTTCATATGGATCTACGACATCGCTTTTAGTCATCCAGATTTCCATGAATCTACCTCTAGCCACATCTGTCATTTGTTTCAAGGCACTAGGTAATTGATTATCACCGGGAACAGGTGTATAAGGTAATTCTTTTTGAAAGACATTAATTAAAAATTTATCTAATGTTTCATTAAAGTCTGGAACTTTTAACGCAGCAGTGATTGCTGGGTGTAACCCTCTGTACTGTGATGGTAATTCTCCATCATGTTGTGATAAATAAAATAAAGCTAATTGAGGATCAGCAGTTAATAATGCTTCATTTGCATTATTGATAAGCATAAAGTTAGTATTAGACCATCCTTCTGTAGGTCCATAATCAGCAGGATTATACATGATGATTTCCATCAATGACTTACCAGCCTCAGATGCTGCTACATTTGTTTCTGTTAAGAGTTTTCTATTCTTTACAAGAAAATGAAAAGCTTCTTCTCTCCACGCTTTATTAAGTACAGTATTAGAAAAATCTTGATTATCTACATCAGCATTATAAGGAGCTAAGAATTTTGTATTAAGATCTTGAAGAAAGTTAACTTCTCTTCTATTCTTTTTAATCTTTCCTTTAGCTTTAAGTTTCTCACCTAACTTAGTTTCTGCATGTGTTCTTAATTCTGGATACCTTTTAAATAAACTAGGTTGTCCATCCTTAGAAGTAAGTATATCTAAAGCATCTAAATCTGTTACATCTGCAAAATCAACATTATCAATAAGGTAATCAATAGTTACCCTCCAATAATCAATTGGTTTAAAAGTTAGTCGATTCGCATCACCGGGTAAACTTATTGTATCATTATCACCTTCTATAGCACTACCTTGTACTAATATATTCAGCTTCTTGAGTTTATCTACCCACTCTGCTTTATTCTCATCTGAATCGTTTCTAGTTGGGAAAAAAGCATTGGCTACTTTTAATGCTTCTTTTATATCTGTTGCGTTTTTATCAAGAGTTGCTGCATTAGTATAAGCTATAGTTTCAGCAGTTATATTTCTTTTAACTGTCTGTAAGATCTGTTGACCAGCTTGACTATGAAATGCTATATCAAACTGACGCATATACATATAAGCATCATTCAATAGTAATTGACCAGCATTATCTTTATTATATAGATTCTTACCATCTTTAGTATATGAATTAACTTTAATCCATTTTAGACGATCTGGATATGTTTTTATAAAATCACCAGCTAGCATACGACGTAGATGATGATTATTACCAAGACCAGATACTTGAGAAATTATATCTCTTTTTTCTTTTAAGTCTACTACTTTATTAACAGCATGTTCAGCTTCGTCTCCAACAGTCTTATAAGCTACATGTTCAAACTTTTTGAAGTTATCTTTCTGTTCTTGAGTTAGCTTCTCATATGCCATTACAGCAGCTTTATATCCAGCAAGATCTACTAAACCTTCTGCAGCTTTACCATATGTCTGAGCAAAGTTAGCAGCAAAATTACCCCAGTATTGAGCTTGTTTTCCAGCTTCATCAGCTTGACTTTGTATGTTTTGAACTTCACGTTGCTGTCTTAGAGCTATAGCATTACGCTTAACTGTATGAGTTTTATCATCTAGATTTTGTAGAATGTCACGGTTAATAGCTTCATTTCTAGCTTGATTAGACATGCCTGAGATCTGTGTTCTAGTGATCTCAGACTGCTGTCTTTCTTTTTCTTTTTCAGCGTTAATTTTAATTAAATTCGCTTGTCTTATTCTATCTATAGTGACTCGTAAGTCGTCTCCTTGTCGTTTAAATCCACGTGACCCACTTGTGGGACGCTTGTATTGTTTTGCCATTATTTAAATATTAATGAAAATTAACTAAACCAAGTCTTAGATGCTCCGGGTATTAATGATGTAGTTACACTATTAACTGTTCCAGCTATACCTTGTATAGTACTACCCCATGCTCGACTTGCTGCCGCAGCTGGAGAAGCCATAGCTCCTAATACTGGTTCTGGTCCAAAGTCAAACTCACCTAATGCTCTAGGTAACTGCCAAGTAGCTCTTGGTGTAGGTAATGGTTGTACAGGCATTGGTAATACACCGGGATCTAGCATTCTTTGAGCTTCTGCAGCTAAATCAGCTGATGCTTTATCGGTTGCTATCTCTCGTAGTACTGCTTGAGTGTTTCGTCCTGCACCTGAAAAAGCTTCGTTAAGCTGTGCAACTTGTCTTCCAAAGTCAGCAGCTGTAACTTGATAGCCTTTCATAGCACTTCGACCTTGAACACCTCTTGCTCTAAGTTTACCTTCATTAATAAGTGAATCTATAAACGCTTCTTCTTGATCAAACGCCTGTTCAGTACGTATGTCTTGTAAAGCTCTAAATTCAGCATCTCTTGCGGTTATCTCAGACTCCTGATTTAAACCTATTTGACCTGAGTATATTTGTTCTGATTTTTGGAATTGTTGTTCGTTTGATGTTTGTTCTAAATTACGTATTAATAATTGTTGATTATACTGCTGTAAATTTGAAGCATCAGTGAAGTCAGCTTGTTTTCCTTCGTTAGCTTTTCGTATTAGTATTTCGTTATAGGCATGGTTTCTGTCAGCTCTGATCTTTTGTTTATTAAGATCCCATAGCTGCATATCATAACCATACTGACGATAAGTCGCTTGGTTTCTTAGTTCTGCTTCTGTACGTGCAGCTTCAGCTTGTTTTCCGCCACCATGAATTTGACCTCCAAGTCCAACTCCTAAGGCAGCTCCAACAGCTCCTGCGTGCATAGCTCCAGTAGCTAGCCCTCCTACAAGACCTGCTCCTCCTAATGCGAGTATCGGTAATATCATATGTTAAGTCCTCTTATAAAACTTCGGTGAATATTGTCCTTCCCACATCATGGAATTTAATGCCACAGGGAATGGAGAATCATTAAAAAGTCTTAGTTGGAAGTTATCTGTTTTTTGATGTATTGGTATTGAGAATATAGTCTGTCCTTCAATAGCTATATCATTAGCTAAGTAATTATCAGCCATAACTGTAGGATGTAAACTATACCACTCATCCAAATATATTAATATTTTAACACCATTTGCTGGTGCAGAGTTAAATGTAACTTGTGTATCTCCACTAACTGTAAAAGCTGTAGTAACAACACCATCTAATTTAACTTTAATTTGATCTTTATCTATGTAAGATAAGTCATCTTCGATCCAACTAAATATGGTAGTAGATCCATCTCCTGTATATTCTTTTGTACCCTGTAATATACCATTAGATTTTAACTTAAATCCCATAACTCCTGATAGACCAACAGCAAACTTCATACGAGCTATAGTTAGATTAGCTGTAAAGTCTGTTCTGGAATATTCATCATCAAGGAATAAATATGTCTTAGGTAATATAACATTAAAGTCATATTTCCATCCAATTATAATATCACTAGATACACTTGTTAGGTTCTTAAGTGGTACTTTAAAATATGTACCTGTACCATCTGAAGCTATTGAAGGTGTAACAGTAAATCCAGATTCAATAAACTGACCTGTAGCTGTAGTACCTTTAATAATTAATACTGGGTCTAATCCTGTAACATTGTTCCAAGGGATATAACACTTAGTAAAATTACCTGTACTATCATAAGCCACAGAACTAGGTGCAGCGTAGAGGTCAATACAGGGATTAATCTTTTGTCCATCATTATTTACAATAACTGCGTCTTCTGGACTCTGACTAAGACTTACTTTAGATAATGTAAATTGACTACCTTGTTTGGTAACTGCTAAGAAGTCATCAGAGTCAATAGCTATAGCTTGTACATTACCGGGTAATTGCCATCTAAACCAAGACTGAACTATAGTCTCTTTACCATCATTATAAGTACGATAGAAATAAACCTTATCATCAGCCTGATCTGACATGGCTATAAACTGGTTCTGTGGACTAGCTATAAGAGTATCTATAGATTCTGGAATCCACTCATTTACAACACGTCCTACGTCAAGTACCTGTGGGTTCTCATTCTGACCTCTAGTAATCATACCAAACACACGTGTGTAACTTGGAGTCTTACTTACGAAGTTGATGTTAGTACCCATATCTACTGGATCTATATTTACATCTACTTCATAGTTAGAAATAGGTGTGATAGTAGCTGAAGCTGGTGTAAGCACACCATCTGCAGAAGTTAATAAGAACTGTTGATTCTTACTAAATAATACTAAACCCTGTGTAGTTGGTATAATAGCATGTAAATTAGCTGGTCTAATAGTAGATGCACTAAGATCTATAGGGTCAGCATCTGTAATAATCTGAGCTGAAGTATGATAGAAATTAAAATACTTAGCAGCTTGACTCATAGATACATTGTCATCAGACAAGAAGCCTAATCTATTATTATGGAAGAAAGCTTGTTGTATCTTTTTACCTACAAAACTAGGATGAGAGTTTGTAACATCATCTCCTACATCTCTTTCTGTCCATGAAAATTGTCTAAATGTAAAGTTATTTAAAGATGTATTAACTAATTCATGTGGCATAGTAGCACCATCAAGACCCGGTGACTTACTAGGGTCACGTGTTTCTTGCCAGTATCCAGTACCAGACACACCATTATCAGCTACGAATTTAGCAAAATAAGTGTCATTAGCTGATGCTGTATTAATAACTTTTACAACATGATCTTGGAAAGATTGAGTAGGTAGTTGAGACACATTATCTACTTGGTCTTGAAACACAGTTAATTTGTCATTAGCTGCTCCACCTTTAGCAGTAATACTAAATGCAGTACGTGTACCACTAACTACTCTATCTAGTTCAAGTGTGTTTTGATATTTAGTAACTGTTAATCCTGAGATACTAAAAGCATCTATACCATTTTTTAAGGTTGTAAGTAATCCATCATATGTCTCACTACTACTTGTAGTTGTAGTAAATGTCTGATCTGATGCACCACCTCCAGCATTCATTACAACAGTAAATGTAGAGCTAGCAGCTGTAGAACTTAGAACAAGTGTAGCTCTAGTTCTTTGTACAAAAGTAGGATCAGCTTGTTTGTTTGCAGTTATAAGATTATTTACTATAACTGATGTATCTTGTACAGTAAGTACAGAGTAGTTTGTGCGAGCACCTGTAAGGTAATTCACAGCATTTACAGCTGTACTTGTATCCATCGTAACAGTACATACAGTACCATCTACGTTCCATATATCTATGTCACCATAACCACTGTTAGGTTTAGGAGTGATAACTCCGATATATCTTTCGTCAGCAGTTCTAGCTATGTAGAACCACTTACCACCATCATAGGTTGTACCTGTACCTAAGTTCTTAATCCATTTGAATCCTGATCTTTTAGTTAAACCAAAGGTAGGATCAGGATAAGCATTGAGACACTCTCGGACTTGACCGGGAAGTTTCTTGTCATCAGATTGTTTAGATACTCCACCTAGAAAGTTGTCAATTCGTTGAGTAACTGCTGCCATTATCTTTGAAGAGCGTGAAAGGGTTGGTAAGCTGGGTAGGAATTAGTCTTGTCATAAGGATGTCCAAATATAGTGAACTGTCCTTGAGAGGTTTCATACTCCAAAGCTATTGCTCTAGCGTATGCTTCTTGTTGCTGTAACATTTGATATTGATTTGTATCTCCTACAATTCTCTGAGACACAATAGTCGCAGCTCTAGCTACTATACTATTCTGTATAGGTTCTGGGATATCTACCCAATCAAACTCCCATACTACATCACATTCGACACCATCAGGATGATCTTCCCATGTATATCTATGATGTATTCTATCGTATAGTTTTGCTTGTCTACGTACAGCATCATACTGCATGTTAGCAGAGTTCTTAGATAAAGATAGTTGTAATATATTATTTGCTATAGGAATCTCATTGTTACTATCTGGTGTAAAGACAACATGGAACTCCTTATTAAATGTCCAACCTTCTGCTTGAACTTCACGAGTCACCTGTAACAACGTATCATAAGCAATCGCAACGTCCGGGTT